ACCTGTTTGGCGCACGCGCCGTACTTGCGATTGAGTTGCGGGCGCTGAAAGGCGATGATCGCACTGAAGTTGAAATCGCTATCGCTGGAATTGACTCGGAACTTGAAGGGCTCAAAAATGCCAAATAAGGCAGCACAAGCATTAGGGCGGCTTGGGGGTCGCAAGACCTCCGAGGCCAAGGCCGAGGCTGTAAGGGCCAATGGAGCCATACCGCCGAAGCCGGGGAGCCGACCAAGGGGCAGACCAAAGAAACTTAAGACCTTGGAGGGAAGGGAATGAGTGAGGGGAAAATAGGCCGCATATCATTCGCGGTTGAGATCGACGGAAAGCCTTACTTTGTGGCCCTTCCTCAAGAAAGGTTGCGCGTATTGGTCACGCTCGCAGGATCATTGTCGGATAGCGGAAAGCTTCCAGTTTTGGATATGCCGGAAGGCTTTAAGTTCACGGAATTAGAAACCAACAAAGGAGAGGCATGAGACAACCAGACGACCACGATACGAAAGAAGAGATTGCATTCCACGAAGGAAATTCAGGAATAGAAATCACCCCACCCGCAAACAGCGGGAATGGACAGGAGGCGCGAGCGGCGGAATCCGAAGTGAATAAAATCCAGCAGGCGACTCGCTGGGTGACAAGCGACGGAAAGGAGTTTGCTTACTTCTCTGGTGCCGAATACCACGCGCAACAGATGGACAAAGCAGCAAAGGCAAACGCCGTCCTTGCCGATGAAAAGAAACTCTCTGCGCATCTTCAAACCGAAATCGACAGGTTGATAGCAGCCGACAACCAGAACGACTCGGAGCTAAATCTTGCGTGGGGAGAATGCGATAAGCAGGATGCGGAGATTAAGTTCCTGCAAGCCGACCGTGAGCGATTAGCTCAGGAGAACAATAGACTTGAGATGGAGATTGAAACCACTTGGGAGAAATGCGGGGCGTCCGAGTTGCTGCTAGAACAGTCCACCCGCCAAAACGCCCGATTACTTGAGAAAATCAGAAACCTTGAAGCCATTGACGCGTAAGGTAGAGTCAATTCATGCCTCGTCTCGATAATCCTCGCCATGAAGCTTTTGCGCAAGCCGTCGCAAAGGGATCAAAGGGCGCTGACGCCTACCGGAAAGGCTACGGGAAAGAAGTTGCTTCTGCGAGACAGCGGGCTTGCGAGCTTATGAAAGACCGTGACATATCGGAACGGATCAAGGAGTTGCAGAGCAAATCTGCCGATGGCGTTGCGCTCACGCTTCGAGAGATGCACGATTTTCTTCGCTCTACGCTACTGACTGCCCCCGGCTCTATCGACGAGAACAACCCGCTTTGCCAGAGCTTCAAGTACACTGAAACCATGAGGGAATTAAAGATGTGCGATAAGCTTCGGGCGCTTGAACTGGCGGCGAAGCTACAGGGAATGCTCCGTGAAAAGGTGGAGGTCGATGTCTCTGATGATTTCGCTGGATTCTTCGGGCTGATCCGGCGCGGATCAAAGGAAGGTTCGGAATAGGGTAGCCGTCATTTTTATGAATCAGTCAAGCCAAAAGAAGCTTTCACCAGAGGACAAAAAGAAGCTCGCGAGCCCCGTTTGGCGAATCTGCAACCTATACCACGTCAAAGACGAGGTGACCGGCAAAGCTGTTCCGTTCCGGCCTAAACCGGAGCAAATGGAGATTATCAACGCCGTTCACGTTCGGGGGGAAAAGAAGATCCTGATTCCCAAGGCCCGACAGCTTGGAATCTCGACCGTTATCGCAATCATCATTTTGGACGCGATTATTTGGAACGCCGGGGTTCAGGCTGCAATCGTTGACCAGACGCAGGGAGACGCCACCAAAAAGCTTCGCAATAAGATCGTTTTCGCCTTTGAGCAGCTTCCCAAGTACATGCGAGACAAGATCAAGGTCGGGAAGAATAACGACCATTTCTTTGCCATTTCAGCCAGCAGCGAAGAGGATGCGACTAGCGAAGTCCAGGCGGGGACCAACGCCCGAGGCGATACCTTCCAAATCCTTCATGTCTCAGAATGGGGTTCGATTGCCTACGAAGATCCGAAGCGGTCCCAAGAAATCCTTACCGGGGCCCTGCCTGCCGCCAAGAAAGGTTTGGTGTTTATCGAAACAACATGGAAGGGCGGCAAGAATGGCGACCTTTGGGGAATCACCAAGCGAGCCATGGAGACTCCTCCGGAGCACCGGACACAGGAGGATTACAGCCTCTATTTCTTCCCTTGGTGGGGCGAGAAGGGCTATGCGCTCGCCGGGGACGCTTCGCAGATTCCAACCGATTGTGCTCAGTATCTTGCCGAGGTTGAGGAAGCGATTAAGAGCCGGTTATCCGATGCTCAGCGCCTTTGGTACTACAAAGTAGCTTGGGCGAAGGGGCTTTTCCGGTTCCGCGAGTTCCCATCGACGCTTGACGAGTGCTTCCGCTCCCCAATCGAGGGCGCAATCTACGCTGATTTGATTGATAAACTCAGGGGAACTGGCGCAATTACCAGCTATCCCGTGGACGGAATGGCTTTGGTTCACACCTTTTGGGACGAGGGAAGCCCGCAAAATACGTGCGTTTGGTACGCACAAATGGTTGGACGGGAAATCAGGATTATTGACTGCGACATGATCCCAAGGGGGCTTGACGCGCCACCGGAAACCATCGTTGAGCGGGTGGCTCGAATGCTCCGCAAGGGCTACAATTACGGGTGGCATTACCTCACCCACGCAGCCCAGCAGACGGAATTCTCAGGCAAGACCATCCAAAGCGAGCTAATCGCCGCAGGGCTTAAGAACGTGCGGGTTGTCCCTCGAACGGTTGATGTCTGGATGGGGATTAACCGACTTCGCCAACTCATGCCGACCTTCGTTTTCAGGCTACCGGCTTGCGAGCACGGGATTGAGGCGCTGAGTAACTACCACACAAGGCGCGAGAGTGGGGCTGGTATCTCCCAAGACATTCCCGTACACGATTGGTCAAGCCATCCATCAGACGGACTTAGAACCCTGGCAGAAGCGGAAATGGCCGGGATGCTTGAAGGCAGCAGCACAACGGCCCTAAATGGTCGCAAGCGCAACGGAATGGGAGCCCGGGTCATTTCAGGATTCAGGGGCGACGATGAAGGAGGGGCGTTCGGTGGAACTGCGAGGGTGATATTTTGAATTTATGAAAGTAGAAATCGACGGCATTGCATACGTTCCAGCAAGCGAGATAGGCAAGGGAGCAGACAACACGGCGCGGGCGCTTTTATCGGCTGTTGCTGGGGGCTGGTACACCTATCTGAACTGCCACAAGACAGGTGAATCTATCGGTGGAGCTACCAAGTGCGAGTGTACTGGCTGTAACGCTTACCGAGCCATATCTCAGTTCCTCGGAGAAATAGACGAGGAGGAGCAAACGGACCCCGGCTTTTTAAGGCTGTGGGAGGCATCTGGGAAATGACCCCTGTTGAGCAAGCCGCAGCAGTCTACGAACGTGAGGATTGCGCGAGGACGTTCAAGGAGGACCTTGAGTATCACCTTCTAAACGGCTGGGTAATCAACACGCCAACGCTTTTCATCATGGCTCGCCCGGTTGAGAGGTACGGTCCACCGTCGCTAATCGTTGACCCATCGCACGTTTTCGAGAATCCCGACTGCTGGCACATATACCTTCAAGCCGGGAACGTGAATGAGGTTTGGAAGTTCGATGTTCATCAATTCCCGTGGGTGTCATTTGAGCGTAGAAACAGGCTCAGATTCTACCGAAGTAAGGAAATCCACGATAGGACAGCCCGGTTAATCACCTAGGGTCGAGTCAATTCTTCTTTACTTTTGCCCCCTACCCGCTCACCTATGTTGCTTTCGAGCGCAAGAACGCTCTCCGCATTTACCGTTATGAAAGGATAAAACGATGCTGCTTCTCCTTGTCTGTCTTGCTTTCCTCGCCATCCTTGCACAAAGGGACGGTGAACTAACCCCGTCAACCGCCGAGGGCTTTGGCTGGGTTCGTCCAAAGATCACCCCGGCAACAATGCCGCTTCGACTTCTCAAGGGCGGAACTCCTGCACCGCCCAAGCCGCAGCAAATCCCGAATCCTCCTGCGCCTCCTCCACCCCCTCCACCAATCCCGCCGCCTCCCACTCAGACCGCTGTTGCCGCAGATCAGGCCGCTTTAGATGCCCGTAAGCAGCAACTCAGCCGCAAGGGGATCGGTTCCACGCTCTTAGCTGGGGAAACTGGCGGGGCGAACGCACCGGCTAAGAAGTCGCTTTTGGGGTAATTCATGGCCGATGTAGATTCCATTGTTAAGCGCAACGAGGCACTGAAATCCGACCGAATGCCTTTTATGGCCTTCTGGCAGGATGTGGCTAACTACGTAATGCCCCGAAAGAGTGAGATTCTTTCGCAGCGCATGTACCCCGACCAGAGTAAGGAGCAACGGCTTTTCGACTCCACGGCAATTCGGGCAAATCAGATCCTTTCCAACGGCCACATGTCTTGGATTACGCCACAGGGCCAAGCATGGTTCACCTTCGATTGCCCTGACAACCTTTTGCAGAGCGACGAGGCAAAGCAGTGGTTTGCGGCCTGTACCGAGATTGCACGGCGCGAACTGGCTCGATCCAACTTCTATACCGAGGCTCACGAATTCTACCTCGACAGGGGAGGATTTGGAACTGCCTGCATGTTCGTAGCCGAGGGCAAGAAAAACGCGCTCAACTTTGAGGCTTGGGAACTTGGCCGGTACTCGCTTTGTGAGGACGATGAGGGGCGAATTGATACCTGTTACCGTGACTTCGACATGACCTTGCGGCAGATGGCGCTCAAGTTCGGCAAGGAGAACCTGCACAAAGAACAACAGGACAAGCTGGACTCCAACGACGCTCATGCACTTGAGGAAAAAATCACCATTGTCCACGCCATCTATTCTCGCGATCCCTCGGAGTACGACCCTCGCTTGCGCGACGGCAAGAATATGCCGGTTGCCTCCTGCTACGTGGATTCCAAGAACAAGCATCTTCTGAGTGAGGGAGGGTTCAATGAAACGCCCTTCATGGCGTCCAGATTCCTTCACTGGTCGAAGTCTGTTTATGGTTGGTCGCCGTCATGGATGGCGCTACCTGAGGCCCGCCAACTCAATTTCCTCGAAAAGCAGATGGACGCGCTGGCTGAAATCGCAGCTTTCCCTCGCATTCTGCTGCCTGAAGGATTTGCCGGGTCGGTTGATCTTCGCGCTCATGGGGTGACGTATTTTGACCACAGCCAGCCCAATGCGATCCCGAAGGAATGGATTACGGGCGGTCGCTACGACATCGGAAAGGACAGGGCAGAGGTTCGCCGCGCAGCCATCGAAAAGGCGTTCTACGTCGACGTCTTCCAAATGTTCGCCAATATCGAGCGGCAAATGACGGCCCGTGAGGTTGCAGAACGCAGCGCGGAAAAGCTTGATCAGTTTTCACCATCATTCTCCCGGCTCACGGTGGAGTTTCTGAATCCTGTTTTGCAGCGGGTGTTTTCAATCCTTCTGCGCGGTGGACACTTTCCTCCACCTCCAAACGAAGTCTTGATGCCAACAGCAGCCGGGGCGGTTATTCCAGAGCCGAAGGTTAATTACTCTTCCCGCATCGCCCTGGCGATTAAGGCCCTTGAGAGCGCCGGGTTTGAGCGCACCCTTGAAATGTGGACACCGATGATTCAAGCGCGTCCTGAAATTCTGGATAATCTCGACCTCGACACCGCTTTCCGCGACTCGACCCGCAACAACAACGTACCGGCCCGTTGGCTCATGGATTCGCGCAAGATGGCGCAGGTTCGGGCTCAACGCGCTCAACAGCAGGCGCAACAGCAGCAGATAGAGCAGGCCCAACAGATGGCCGATGCCGCAGGTAAAGCCGGGAACATCAAACCAGAGAGCACCGTTGGCCAAATGCTTTCAGGGGCGGCTAAATGAGTGCTTTTGAGGATCTTCATAATCGAATGAGCAGCGAAGCTCAAGAGCTAGACGCTGAAGCAATGGCTCATTTCCATCCATTGATAAAGCTGGTGATTGCTGCCCGCGCAAGTTGGCTAAAAGGCCACGCAACCAGCCCTAAGAACTGTCTGATTAGCCGAGAGCTTTTAACCTTCAAGGACCATGTTTATTTCGAGGATGGGACGCTGTTAGGAATGACCATCGAAACAACCAACGAACCCGGCCTTATTTGGGTTGGAGAGTGGGTAAAATGAGTGACGCAATCACCAAGAGCGATTTGGACAGGGCTCGCGAAAAGGCCCGATTGATTAACGCCTACCATCGCACTTTCAACACGACTGACGGCCAACTTGTGCTTGAGGACTTTCGCAGGGCATTCGGGACCGAATCACCCGCATTCATTCCCGGCCCGAACGGATTTGACCCCTACCGCGCCGCCCAGCGCGACGGCCAACGACAGGTTGTTATTCACGTCGAAACCATCTTGAAAACCACAACCCCAGACGGTGATGGCAACGTGGAGAAGTCAGCAGTAACCATCATCACCGAAACCCAAGAAAACTAACCATCATGCCCGAAGCATCATTACTCAGCGGCGATCCAACGCCCTCACCCACTCCATCACCTACGCCCAGCCCAAGCCCCTCACCGTCTCCTTCGCCAAGTCCAACGCCCTCACTGACGCCATCGAACACCGGCTACGTTGGCGACGATGGCGCATTCAAAGAGGGCTGGATGGACCGTCTACCTCCTGATTTCGCAGACTCCAAGCAGATCCTCGGAAAGTATCGGACCCTTCCTGACGCGCTCAAGGCCCTAACCAACGCCGAGCGGCTTGTGGGCAAGAAGATGGATGGGCTGATTAAGATCCCCGGCGCACTCAAGGACGGTGCAACCGATGCCGAGAAGGCTGATCACGCAACCTCGATGGAGGCCTACCGCAAGGCCATCGGCATACCTGACAAGCCCGAAGGCTACACACTCAAGCCTGAGAAGCTTCCCGAAGGCATGGAGTGGAATGAGGAATTCGGCAAGACATTCGCCGGGATCGCCCACAAGCACAACGTCACCCCCGACGCAATGAAGGAACTTGTCGAGGCCTACACCGGCATGGAGCAATCCCGAGGAGTCGCCCAACAGCAGGTATTTCAACAGGAACTTGAGAAGGGAAAAGCGACCCTGCAAGACGCATGGAAAGGCGACTTTGAAACGAATCTCAAGGTTGCGACCCGTGTAGCTAAGACCCTTGGACTTGATCCAAATTCACCAGGGCTCAGTGATCCTAACGTGGTGATTGCGCTAAAGAACATGGCCGGAATGGTGAGTGAGGATAAGCTCATCAATGGCGAGTTCTCAGGTTCATCCACACCCGGAAAAGATCGCGGAATGGCGATTATGACCGGCAAGAGCAGCGACCCTGAGATTCTTCGCCTCCATGCGCTCTACATGAAGGGCGACAAGGAAGCCAATAAGACCGTGGAGGAGTTGCTTAAGAACGGGTAGACCTACCAAAACCAGATTGTTTGTTGGGCGCGCCTATAGCCGAGTTGCTGTAGGCGCGCTTTTTTATGCCGGAATGTATTGACTCGACCCCGCTTCATTTGCTATGCGCTTAGACCGTCCTGAGTAAGACACCCGCTCCTTTTTTAAGGTTTGGCCTCACTCGGCATTCCCAAAGCCGTTTTTCGACCCGCAAGCGCGGACACTCGGCAGCCGAGGGGGACCACACACCAAATCTTAAATCTCGAAAGAGAAAGGAGCCCTCATAATGAGCGCAGTCTTACAAATTCCAGACCATTTCGTTACCAAGTTCGATACGACTTGGAAACATCTCGTCCAGCAGACCGAATCCCGCCTACGCGAAACCGTTGAAGTCGATACGTTCGACGGCAAGGAAAAGAAATACAACCAGATCGACTCTACCGAGCTTGATCTCGTTACCACCCGCGCAGCCGTCACCACTGAAAGCGACATTGCTTTGCCTGACCGCTGGTTGCGTACCAGCATCTATGACAAGGCATTCATTCGCGATGAGTGGGATGATACCTTCTTGGGTGAAGTCAGTTCGCCAACCTCGGAGTTCATGCGGGCCGCAATGCAGGCCTACAATCGCCGGGTTGATAAATCCATTGCTCTCGCCTTGGGCGGAACCGCCTACACCGGGGCAGATGGAACCACTGGAACCACGCTCCCAAGTGCGCAGAAAGTCGCGGTTAACTTCGTGGCTCCGAACACGACCGGATCAAACAGCGGGCTAACCCTCGCCAAGCTGATCAAGGCCCGTTCGATTCTGCGCAAGGCCGAAGCAATCGCACCAGGGGAACGCGTTGTTTTTGCCTGCTCTCAGCAGCAAATCGACGATCTTCTCAATAACGTGGATCAGGTTGCCAACACCCGCTATGCGGACGTGAAGGCGCTGCAAGAAGGTTCCGTGACCACGTTCATGGGCTTCTACTTCCACATCACTGAACTCATGCCCGTGGCTAGCTCGATTCGCTCATGCTACGCCTACCCGCAGAGCGCCTTGAAGTTCGCGGACGGTGGCAAGAAGTCCTATATGGACATTCTCCCCACCCGCAGCCATGCGCTGCAAGTGCGCGTGTCCGCTCGCCTCGGCGCGACCCGGATGGAAGAAAAACGAGTGGTCGAAATCGCCTGCTCCGAAGCTTAATTCAACCAACGAAAAGGAGATTATAAGTTATGGCTAATTTTAATGCTGACATCGCAGTGCAGGAAGCTAGCGCGCGGGGGGACACCCGCATCGACGGTTCCTTGCGAACTGGCCGCCGAATGGTCTTCCGCGCAACTTACGTTTGCGTTGGGACCGAAGTGGCAACCGACACAATCACCCTCGGAACCTTGCCGAACGGGGCAAAGTTTCTCGGGGGCCGTATTTGGTCGGAAGCCTGCGGCGGAACCACCGGGACGATTGCGACCCTTGGAACCGTTGCAACCGCTGGCCTTTTAAGCGCGACCGCCGTGGGGATTACCTCTGCTGGCACTACCGCTCTTACGCTGGTTGCCGGGTTGCCTGTAGCTGCCTTTGATGGCGCTACGGCGCTCGTTGCGGCCATTGGCCTTGCGAGCGGGTCTTTCACGGCTGGAAAGAAAGTCGTGTTTGACATCGAATATTTCGTCTAATCCCAGGCGAAACCTTTGTGGGAAAAATCACCGGGTTGGGCGTTTGATGGGCGTCCAGCCCGGTATTCCAAATAAACCATCACCTAAATTCCCATGGCCGTAGACGTTGTTACAATCTGCAATCTCGCCCTTGGGCGCCTCGGGGAATCTCGCATTATGTCCATTGACGATGCGAGCCAGCAGGCCCGGTTTTGCAAGCTGTTCTACGAGCCGACCCGTGATGAGGTTCTACGCTCGCATACTTGGAACTTCGCCAAGCAGCGACAGACCCTCACCAAGCTTTCCGCCGCTCCTGCCTTCGGTTGGAGCAACGCTTTCCAGCTTCCCGCCGACTTCATTCGTGAGGTCCGCGTGAATGAATGGGAGTCTTATCAGGCCGATGATAATTGGGTGATCGAGGGCAACCAGCTTTTGACCGATCAAGACACGATTGAGCTGCTTTATATTTATCGGGTTGTCGATAGCACGCTTTTTGATCCGCTCTTTGTAAAGGCGTTCTCGGTGCTTCTGGCTTCTGAGCTCGTCACCACCCTGACGGGTTCACGCGAACAGGGGCAGGCGTTCCTTACCGAGTATCAGCAGATCCTTGCGCCCCTGGCCAAGCGCATTGACGGCATGGAGAACCACGACAAGCGCAAGCTGCCTTGGGTCAATAGTGATCTTGTTAATGCCCGATTTGGCTTCGGGTCATTCTGATGATCAATTCGATCCTACAAAGCTTCAACACCGGGGAGCTTTCCCCTCGCCTTTGGTCGCGGGTGGACCTCGACAAGTACAATAGCGGTTGCCGCAGACTTGAGAACTTTATCGTGATGCCTTATGGGGGCATCAACCGCAGGCCGGGAACGGAATTCATTTCCGAGGTTAAGGACTCAACCAAAGCCGTTCGCCTGATCGGGTTCAATTTCTCGATTACCACGAATTTCGTTTTGGAGTTCGGAAATCAGTACGTTCGGTTCTATTCCAACGGGGCTCAAGTACAGGTTGCGAGTGTGCCGTATGAAATCGCCTCTCCTTATCTGGCGGCAGACCTTTTCCAGCTTCAATATTGCCAGATCAATGACGTGATGTATATCGCGCACGCGAATTACCCCGTTTACAAGCTTTCCAGGCTGGCTGATACGAATTGGACGCTTTCAATCGTGAGTTGGGATTACCCCGCATTTCGGGATGAGAACGTTACAAATACCACCGTAACGCCCAGCGCGACCACCGGAACCGGGATCACCATTGCGGCCAGCAGCGCGATTTTCGACCCGGGCGACGTTGGGGGATATTACCGGATTGGCAATGAACGCAGTTCCACTACCTCTAAGATCGCATTAACCGCCAATGGCAGCGGGTCAAATATCAGCGTGCTTGGCACTTGGGAGTTTACCACGACCGGAGTCTGGAAAGGGACGGTAGCGGTTCAAGCCAGCTACGACAAGGGGACCACATGGGAAACTGTGCGCTCCTTTGATGGCGACAGCGACCGGAACATTACGACGACCGGGGTGCAGGAGAAAGAGGCCCTGATGCGGGTCACGATGACCAATCACTCCTCCTCAACGGCCCCGACGTATGCTTATCTCGATGCGGTTGAGGCCACGGTTTACGGCGTGGTGAAAGTCACGGCAGTTCCTTCGGTGCGAACGGTGAATATCACGGGCATTGCTTCTTTCACAGGAAGCTTCTGCAACATCAACGCCACGGCACACGGGCTACAGCCGGGGCAGGTGATCAGCATTTCAGGGGTAACAACTCCTATTGCCTTGAACGGCACGCAATACGTTGCGAGCGTGGTCGATTCAAGCCATTTCGTGGTGAATGTCACCTACGCCTCTTACACCGGCTCAGGCGTAATTTCCACGGTTGCGAATACCGTTGCGACGGCTGATTCAGTAAAAGACCTTTACGCAGCCGGGGCAGGCACTCCGACGACACAATGGGCAGAAGGTGAATGGTCTACCAGGCGCGGATTCCCCCGTTCGGTGGTACTCCATCAGCAACGGCTTTTCTTCGGGGGAAATTCCGCCCATGCGGTGACGGTTTGGGGCAGCGTGATTGGCGACTTTGAAAACTTCCTGATCACCACCTTTGACGATAGCGGGCTCAATCTTACCCTATCGACCGTGGAGCAAAATGTCATTAACTGGCTGATCAGTTTCAAACAAAACTTGGTGATTGGCACCAGCGGCGATGAATACATTCTTGCGCCGTCCGGTTCATCCTCCGCTTTGACGCCTACCAACCTCGATGCCAGACGACAAAGCCGGTACGGTAGCGCTTATCTCCCGGCTGTCTTGGTGAACAATGCCGTTCTCTACGTCCAACGCCACGGGCGAAAGATGCAGGAGATGGTCTATAACTGGCAGATTGACGGGTTCATTTCTCAAGACCTGACTCTTTTAAGCGACCACATCACCGCAGGCGGAATCGTACAGCACGCCTACCAACAGCAATTCGATTCAATCCTCTGGTGCATCACCGGCAACGGGGTGCTCATTGGGATGACCTACGACCGCAACCAAAACGTGGTAGGATGGCATCGACATACCACGCAGGGGACTTTTGAGAGCGTGGCTACCATCTACGGGGCAAACACCGGGGATGAGGTTTGGGTGATAGCAAATCGGTTTATCAATGGACAGACCAAGCGATTTGTGGAGCGGTTCGATCCTGATTACCGGGACACCATCGACCTAAACAATAAAACGGCGTGGCTTTACGTGGATTCAACCACGACAAACGCTGCCAGCGTGGACGGGTTGACTTGGACGGGGTTGGATCATCTCGAAGGCCAGACCGTGAGCATCCTGGCAGACGGGGCCGTTCACCCTAGCTTGGTCGTTACCGGTGGATCGGTTACGCTTCAAATATCGGCATCCGTGGTGCAAATCGGGTTGCAATACGCCTCCTATATCAAGCCGACATCGGTTTCAATCGGCCAGATGCAGGGCGGAACCGACCAAGGGCGACATTACCGGATGCACCGGGCCGACCTTCGCCTTTACAACAGCTTGGGCGGTGAATTTGAATCGGCCCCAGGGGTTTTTGATCCCATAGTTTTCAGGGATCACAATTCGGTTATGGATCAGTCTCCAAATGTGTTTTCAGGGGAGGTTGAGCTCACGTTATCGGGTAATTTTGGGCGAACCGCTGATGTCAATATCCGGCAGCTTCAGCCGCTCCCAATGACGATTCTGGCCATCCTACCCAAATTCGATGTTCTGGGTGACTAATGAAGGCTTGCCCAGCAAGCGCATTTTCTCCATGTATTGACTCGACCTCGATCGATACTAACCGTTTATGGAAAAGGCATACCTCTTAAAGCTGTTTGATCCGCAGACGGATTATGACACGGTTTGCCAATGGTGGAAGGATCGCGGGTTTGATCCGCTGCCAAAGGTCATTCTGCCGAAGCTTGGCGTGATGGCTATTCCCGGGGAAGGCGAGGCCCCTGATGCCTGCGCATGGCTTTACATGGATAACTCTGTTGGGGTCTGCTTCCTTGAGGGAACAATTTCCCGCCCGGGGCTGACGTTGGCGCAGGCCCGCGATGCGATCGGTTCAATCATAGGGTTCCTGAAAAGCGAGGCAATCAGGTTGGACTACGGAACCATGATCACCTTCTGCAATAGCGCGCTTGCACGGGAATCCAAGCGGCTCGGGTTTGTGCGTGTCCAAACTGAACTCTCTATGATGGTCAATAATCTCACCAAGGAGGCCCCATGCCAGCTTTAGCAGTAGTTGCAATCGTCGCATCTGTTGCAGCCGGGGGAATCTCGGCTTATTCCAGCTACGAGCAAGGGAAGACGCAGGAGGGAATGGCGAATTACAACGCCGCCGTTCAGCGTAATAACGCCGCTGTCAATCAGCAGATGGCCGTCAATCAGGCGCAGGCGCAGGGCAATCTCTACACCCAGCAGCAGACCGCGATTCGCCAGCAGCAAGCCGCTAATCTCTCCCAAGCCAAAGAGGCAATTCTCCGCTCAGAAACCGAGAAAAGCGCCCTCATGGCAAAGCAGCGAGCCGCCTATGCAGGGGCCGGGGTCT